AACTAGAAGAATATGTTGCCCTACAGCTCAATAATCCGAACTTTAATGAAGTAAACGCAAAGCGTGATCTTCAGAAAATCAAAAAATACTATAATTATGATTATCAGGATGAGCGTGAAGAAATGGGAACGCGCTTATTACAGCATATATGGAAGACACAGAAAGTACCATATATAACAACTGATGCATTTTATGATATAGTTACTGTCGCAGAAGAGATCTATGCCTGCGACATTTTCCATTCTGAGCCTAAGAACAGAAAAGTTAGACCACAGAACTTATCAATATTTGGTAATGGTGAAAGCAATTACATAGATGATGCTATGATAATTGTTGAAGAAAACTATATGTCAGTAGGTTCAGTTATCGATATGTTCTTTGACGAACTTACTGATGACCAGGTTAAGTTCCTTGATGAAGGAATAAAAACATCAAGACTAGGGCAGAATACAATGATGTCCGGTCCTATAAACATGTCAGAGGAATATGTTCTTGCATATGGCACACAACATATACCATTAAATAGCTCTGACAGATTCTTTTTTGGTGGTGGATTTGACGATCAGGGTAATATAAGGGTTGCAAGAGTAGTATGGCAGTCACTAGGCAAAGCCGGATACAGAACATACTATGAAGATGGAGAAGAATTTCATGATTATGTATCTGAAAATTATGTGCCAAATAAAGAATTAGGTGAAAAGGTACAATGGCAATGGCTCAAAGAATGGTGGCAAGGTTACTGTATAGGTAACGTAAATGATGGTATATATATTAAGATGGAGAGACTGCCCAGAATAGGAATGACAGTCAATAATCCGTCAAGAGTAATGTCACCTTATGTTGGAACTATATATACTATAGGTGAGAAGGCTTATTCACTTGTTGATAGGATACGTCCATATAAATACCTATATAATATAACCATGACAAGAGCAGAACTAGCTATGGCAAGGAATAAAGGTATTCTTGCTGAGTTAGACCTTGCACGTATTCCTGATGGATGGGAGCCTGACTTATGGATGATGTATGCAGAACTTAACGGGTGGTTTATTACAAACTCATTTAAGGAAGGAAATGAAGGAGCAGCAACAGGTAAGCTTTTAAGCAATCTTAATAACAGAGCACCATCAACAATGAATCTTGATTCATCTAATGCTATCATATCGAACCTTGAATTTGCCAGGTATATTAAGAATGAGATCAATGAAATAACTGGTATTACTCCACAAAGAGAAGGACAGGTTAGTAATAGGGAGACTCTTGGTGGCATAAACAGATCACTACAGCAGTCAACATTTATTACTGAGCCTTATTTCTTTGTGCATGATAATACGAAACTAAGGTTACTTGAACTTAATCTTGAAACAGCAAAGTACTGTTATCGTGATCAGAATTTCTCACTTAATGTAATGGATGATGGCCTCATAGGAAGGGTACTTAATATTGACGGTCCTATGTTATCAGAAACATCATATGGAATGTATTTAAGTGATGGTCATGATGACACAGAATTATTCCAATTTATACGTCAGTATGCTCATGCTGCACTACAGAATGATACTGCAAAATTCAAAGATCTTTTTGAGATAATGAGGTCTAAGAGTATTGCTGCAGTAGGCAGGAAAATGGAAGAAGCAGAAGAGATACGCTTAAGCGAAAAAGAAGCAGAAGCACAGGCTGCACAACAAGCTCAAATGAGTGGAGTAGAAGCACAGATCAAGTGGGATCAGATGAAGTTTGAGCAGCAGATGCGTGTAGAAATGCGCAAGCTTGAGAATGAGATAGTGATTAAACAGATGGAGCTTGATGCCAAGAGGCAAGAAGCATCTGATAAGAATGATCTTGAGTCACGTAAACTTGAGGCAGATATACAAGCTGCAAAAGATAAACTTAAGATTGAAATGGAGAAGTTAAAGGCAGAGAATGAGAAATTCAATAGAGAATTGGCAGAAGAAAGATCTCAGTTCATGCAGGAGTTACAGGTAAAGAAATCAAAGAAGACAACAGCAGCTTAATAAAATGAATATAAATCTTAATTTAAGATAAGTTAAACAGTATGGAGAGTTATTTAAATAAATAGTAAAATTGTTAATTAAACGCAGTATGGGAAAAAATGACACACAATCAAACGCAAGCGCTTTCGGAAATGTCAGTATCGAAGATATTGAAGCAGGGCTTGGTATGGTTGTACCAGGAAGTGGTGAGCCTGGTAAAACAGAAGAAGGAAAAGGTGAGTCTAGTTCGACCAATACAGGAGGAATAGATTTTTCACAGAAGATAGAAGTGCCGGATACGGCAGAAGATTTTGCGGCATTTAGTGCCATTGATAGTGTAGAAGGTAAAGAAACAGAAACAAAGAAGGAGAAAGAAACGAGTGGTAGTCCGGCCAATGCTGATGAAGGAAAAAGTTCAGAGGATGAGGAGGATGCAATAATTACAGAGGATTCACCACTTTTTCTCCATGCTGCTACACTTTATGAGGAAGGCATTCTCCCCACCCTGAACATTGATGAACTCAAAGGTAAGAAATATTCTGAAGCACTTAAGACGTATCTTGATGCTCAGAAAGCGTATATTGAGGAAGGCAAGAATGAGTTTAAGAACTCGTTATCCGACAGACAGAAAAGTTATCTAGAATTAATTGAAAAAGGAGTACCTGAAGATCAGGCAGAACATCAGTTTGCCATAGAGGATGCTTATGGCAAAGTCACTGATGAAGTGCTTGCTGACTCAGAAGATCTCCAAGAACAAATAATTGCTCAGAATCTTAAGTTGAAAGGTATACCTGATAAGAAAGTGCAGGTATTTGTAAAAGCAGCTAAAGATGATGAACGTCTTTTTGAGGAAGCTAAGGAAGCAAGAGATGACATCAATGCTTATATAGCCAAACAAAGACAGGAATTAATACGTCAGCAGGAAGAAGAAGAACGTAACGCTGAAAAGAGAGAGAAGGAATTACAGACGCAGATTCAGTCAACGATCAACTCTATGGAAGAGATTCTGCCAGGAATTAAGATTAGTGCTGCAGAGAAGACTAGGCTTTATGACCTCATGACTAAGCCAGTAGAGATGCGTACAGTTAATGGCCAAAAAATCCCTATCAATCTAATCAACAAGATACGTTCAGAAGATCGTATTTTATTTGATTTAAGACTAAATTACTTTATTGAACAAGGTATGTTCAAAAAGGATTTTGACTTAAGTAAATTGAATAAGAAGATCACTTCTAAGGCTGCAGAAAAGCTTGCCTCAAAGCTTAAGGATGAGGCTGGAGGTCCTAGCGGGAAGGGTCTGACGATAGAGAAAAAGAAAACTGAAGGAAAGACACCCGAAAAGATAATCTTTCCTGATATCAAAATAATGTAAACTTTTAAGAGATGAAACTTATTTCTCCATTACAGGAATATGAACCGAAAGATTTCAGTGGTCTTGTTACTACGAACCATTTAGGTGCGTTATATCAGGAGAAACCTACTGAAACATCTAATCTGGTTACAATGCTTTATCGTGCAAACAAAGGATTAAACTTTGGCATGATATTAAGGCAGTTCACGCCGTTCTATTGTGATACTGATGCTGACTTCAGATGGCATCTTCAGGGCGACTCAAGGAAGAATATTCCTCTTGTCGCTTGTTTTTCATATGGCGCACAGGTAACTACGGCTACTACTACCAAGACTGGTATTGCAGGTGCAAGATTCCAGCTTGTATTCCCCGAAAGATATTTCTCAGATACTAACATTATTGTTGGTGAAAGGAATTCAGTATATCCTATTCGTATTGTAGGTATTCCTGAGCCTTATGGTGCAGGACAGTGGATGTATACATGCGAACTCTTTACTGGAGATCAGACTTTATTCATCCCGAATGAAGAGCTGCTTGCAGGTAAGAAATTCAGCAAGGAATGGTCAATCGTTAGCAAGACTCTTTCTGTAAAGGGAGGTACGCCTAACTATACCAGCCCGTTTGCTATGAGGAACGTATTCTCAATGATCCGTATGGAAGTAACACATCCGGGAAACATGATTTCTCGTCCTGTTGCTTTCTCATGGCCTGCAATTGATGAAAATGGTAAGCAGAAGCTGTTTACCACATGGACACAGTATGCAGACTGGGAATTTGAACAGCAGTTCCAGGACATGAAAGACAAACTCCTGAATTTTGCTACGCTTAACCGTACTTCAGATGGGTTATTCTTACAGAAGGATATTTCTGGATTTGAAATTGAGCAGGGTGCTGGTCTTGAGCAGCAGATTGAATCAAGTAACTTATCATACTACAACGGGTATGAACTTGATATTGAATGGCTGACTGAGCATATTATGGATCTTACCGATAACGAAAAAGGTTACGGTGAAGCACGTAAGATTGTCATGAGGACTGGTAAGTGGGGTGCTTACAACTGGAGTAAGGCACTCAAGGATTATTCAACGCTCTATACGCCTCTTCGTACAGATAAGCTTATCTATGATGCAGCCGGTGGATTTGGCTTCAAGGACAACTTTGTTGAATACAAAGGTCCTGATGGCTCAATCATAACTGTACTCGTTGATCCCGCATACGATGACAAGGAGCGTAACAAGATTATGCATCCTTCAGGTCGTGGTGTAGCTAAGTCATACGAATATCAGATTCTGAACGTAGGTAAGGTTGGTGGAGAAGATAATATCCGTCCTGTATATGTTAAGAATGGTAGTGATATTATGGGTATGGAACCTGGTCTTCGTGATCCGTTCCAGCCTAATATGCCTAGCAGGTTTATGAGTAATGGTAAGGATGGTTATACAATGCATAGGGGATTCATAGGTGGTGTGATGGTTAAAGATCCGACACGTTGTGCAACTATTCGTCCTGCAATCCTTGGATAAACGTTAAATAAATAAAATAGCAGCATGGAAACATTTGTAAAAGGATTAAATGTAGGGTACTTAAGAACAGGTAAAGTTAAAGTTATGCCAGTAAGGAGGTCAAGTGATTGGCTTCCTGAAAACTCAGACAGTGCATTTATGAATACCGGAGCAAAGAGAGAATATGTTACGCCTCGCAGTCAGCGTTCCGGTACTATTGTTGATCCTCTCAGGGGTCTTACTGAGGAACAAAGAGCAAGAGTAGCAAAAGAACTTGGTTTAAAAGATGCTGATGCTCTTAATGTAATGAAGCCTCATAAAGAAAACTACTGGATCAACAAGGCAGTGCAGATTGATAAAAATGGTTTATTCCTTGATCTATCAAACATTAATGATTTCATAAATTTTAAAATTCTTGAAGTCAATACAGACGAGATAGCACCGTCATGGGAAGAACGTTACAACAAGGGTACTTATAAATTTGCATTAGTCTTTGAGGATGAAGAAGCAAAACTTCAGAACACAAGGATTGATACAAAGAAAGAAGCATGGATGCTGTTTGGCAAGATTGATGGTAGTGCAAAGAAACTATCAGATTTTCTCTGGATTTATTATTTGACTAATAAAGATGGGAAACGCTTGCCAAACAATCCATCTCTTGAGTATCTTAAGTCTGAGGTAGGACGCATAATTGAAGAACGCCCAGGAGAATTCATGTCAATTTTATCAGATCCTAATTTTGAAACCAAAGCGTTAGTGCAAAAGGCTATAAATATAGGATTAGTACAGAGAGATGGTCAAATGTTTAGGGTATTTGGTGAGGCATCATCAAGTAATACTCTAGAGGGATTAATACATTACCTCTTAGATGAAAGAAACAATAACATAAGGATATCTCTTATAGGAAAGATAGAAGATCATGAAAATCTTGGTGTAATTAAGAAGCCTACGGAAGAAGAAGTAAAAGCTGTACAAAAAGAGCCGGATGTTACAGAGAAGATCGATAAGTTAGAGTCAATGCTTAAGCAGGCACTTGAAAAGAATAGCTTGCTTGAGTCAGAGATACTTGCTTTGAAAAACTCTGATAATGTTAAAGAAAATCCAGAACAGAAGGAACAAGAAAAGCCCAAAGGTAGAGGTAAAGGTAATAAGACTGAGTAATGACTACTAGTGAGATGATAACAGCCTTTAAAATTGGTTATGATATAGCCAATCTTGAAGGTCCTGGATACGAAGAAGAAGAAATCATAAGGTTTCTTAATCAGGCTCAGACTATTGAGGTAATGAAAGAGGTTTCTGTAAGGCGATGGACATATATATCCAACCTTATAGAAAACACTGTATTTGATACTTCCGGACCACTTGTTAGCACATATCCGTATAGTTTTCATTTATATCTTCCATTGATATCTCAGTATCTAGCATACGTATCATCTGCCAGTAAGATAACAAGAAGCACCTTTAAACCTACATCTGGTGAGGAATGGGTTAATAATATATTTATCAGGAAAGAACAGGCTATGAAGTATATTAGCAGTTCTTTAAATCATGTTATTCTTATTGTACCAAGAGTATATGAGGAAGAGGATATGTCATTGTCAATATTATACGATAGGCATACTACTTTTTCAGGCAATGAAGATTTCTCATTGTCATATGTAAAAGTTCCTACTCCTATTTCATTACTTGATAATTCTGACGTTAATGAGATTATGCATGAAAGAATTGTTAATACTGCAGTAGATCTTGGTAAGAAAGTGTGGAATCCACAGGAAGCTGGCGTAAGTCAGCAGACTGATCAATTAATGGATAAACCTGAAGTATAATGAATATCTATGAATTACAACATAGGTTCAATCTCGAAATGGAGAAACATGGTATCACTGATCCAGTGATGTCAACCATTGTAGAGGATTATATTAATTATGCCTATCAGAACTATATTACCGAAAAATACGATAGTCTTATTAATCCAACAGAAAAGTTTGAGACAACAGAGCGCTTAAGTAGAATACTAGCACCATTATTATCTGATTATAGTGTTGCAGGTCCTGGTACTTCAATAACAACAAACAGTCCATATGGATATTATGTTGCAACTCCAGGAGATTTACAATACTTAATCACTGAGAACGTAGATATCAATTATACTGATTGTAATGGTACTGCACAGGTAAAAAGGTGTGATGTTATTCCTCTCAAGCATAATATGATTGCCGCAAACAGAAATAATCCATTTCTTAAGCCTCAAGATGAT